TGAACTTGGGCACTGAGGTGCACTCGTCCGCAAGCTCATCACAGAACGATGGGCAGTGGGTGAGCTCGGTGCAGGGGGTGAGTTTGTAGCCCGCCTCCCAAGAGTTGAGCCCTGTCATGTTGTGACTGTGCGGGTAGTCCCACGGTTCGGGGCACTTGTGGGCCTTGCCTGTGTAACTGCCTTGTGTGCTCATGTCCTAACAAACCTTCCCGGCCCCACCGTGGGGCCTAAGACAGACAATACCCCCAGCACAAGGGCCCACGCCATAGGCTAGGCCCCGAGGCATAGATACTCGTAAACATCAATACCCTAAGGCATATGTCTCAGCATACGGACACACTCATACGCCCCGCCGGCTACCCCTCCACACACAGCAAACGCACAGCAAACGCACAGCGAGGACTCCTGCAACTAGTGCAACTATCAACTACCTAGTAGGGGTAGGCATAGGGGCCCATAGCACAGATAGGGGTAAGCACACAAGGGGTAAGCCAAGGCGTGAGATAATAGCTCTCTCACTAGCACAAACGCTCAGCAGACCTCGACCCATACAAGGGTAGCCTGAAGGGGGTACAGGGCGCGTAGCGGCCAGCTAAAACGATATAGCAGCGATGCTAGGGGTAGGCCCATACTGGCAGGGGGTACGCTCAGGGGTGCGCCTGCTCACCCAATACGCTCACACGTCACGCGCGGCCCTAGAGAGGCCCTAGGAAGGGCGTAGGGTGCCTAGAGATAGGGGTACCCACGGCATAGGGTGCTGAGAGCGTGGAGAGCAACGTCGAGGCCCTGAAGAGTGCTCCAGCTGCGTCGGGGTCAAAGAACCGCATTTATGGGCGTCGGGGGGAGCTCGGTTTGGGGGTGGGGCCCCACCGCATACGTAACTGCTGCTCCGCCAGCATACTCAGCCCCGGTAATTTTCAGCACTGCTCGACCCACAGTAGGGTCTCCGGGCCCTGCTCCAGTGCAAGGCAGATTCGATGGTGGCCGTCCCAGACCCGCCCATCGCTGCCCAGCAGCACAGGGCCGAAGTCGTCTGCAAAGCCGTAACCCTCTTCCGCTACGCGCTCCCGGACGGCTGCAGTGGTGGGGGTGTCGAGGATGTCCGCTGCCTCACTCGCCCACCCCCAATCAGCCGATCCCGGGCGCCACCGCTCGGTGAGCTCGCCCACCGCCATCTGTACTAACATAGTTCCCTCCCCACCGCACACCCATTGGCCATCCCCGTTTCGAGTAGCCGCATACCCATTACCGGTTGCCCCTCGCAGTAATTTTTTCACCACAGTTTTTCTACTATACGCGCTCTCGTCTGTTGGGGGTAGGCCAACTTGCCTATGGGGGTTGTATTCGACCGGGGGCATGGTGTAAACTGGTGAGCATGGTGAAGTGTAAAGTCAAAAGCTGTACGAACCCGGTTCAGGCGTGCGGGTTGTGTATGACCCACTATCAACGTGAGCGTCGCGGGGCCGACATGGAAAGCCCTATCCTCCGTAAGATGAGTACGGAGGGCCCCTGCCTAATTCCTAACTGTCCATGCTCAATCTATGCCCGATCCCTCTGCATCCGACACTACCGCATGGTGTCTCGATACCGATTGTCCGTACCCCAGATCATCGAGCTCGACGCCAAGACTGAGTGTGACATCTGCGGCGCACCGCGCGATGAGGCTTTCGCAATTGACCATGACCACGGGTGCTGCCCGAGCTACGGGTCGTGCGGTAAGTGCGTTCGTGGCGTTCTTTGCCGATCTTGCAACACTCTTCTCGGGCAGGCGGAGAAACCCGGCTGGCTCGAAAGTGCAACCTCTTACCTGCACCTCTTGACAAGGCCACCACGCAGGCACTAAGCTGGAGGCACTACGAGACAAAGGAGGCACAGCATGACAGAGGTGACGAGGGAACTGTTGACGTTCGACCCGTTGGCGGTGGCCGAGAAGTTGACCGGCCAGAGCTACAAGGAGGATGACCCCACCATGAATCTGGGCATGGGCATTGCGATTATGCACAACCAGAGGAAGGGGGCGATCCTTGAGGCTGCCGGGGATACGCACTACAGCATGAAGTTCGCGGACGCCCTGCGAGTGTTCCAGAGCATGGGGTTCCGGGTTGTACTGCAGGAGCCGTTCGAGGGCATTGACTTCAAGGGCCTGCCGAACGGCTACAAGGAGACGTTCATCATCCTGTGGCACCCGCAGGGGCTGTTGGCCACGTTGGAGTCGTACTGGGGCGATGGGCTGAACAGCAGCAAGGTGTGGTACAACATCCTGTTCAAGGAGGGCGTGAACCAGTGGCCGTTGACCAGCAGCGGGCACATGAACAATCATGTGTGGGTGGGTGACCATGATGGCCGGGAGGGCATCAAGTTCAACGTCGAGCAGTTGGCGGAGAACGGCGATTTCCTGCAGACGTGGGTGGAGCGCCCGTTCCTGTGGCTGTTGACCTATGCTGACACCAAGGTGGAGGGCTACGACTACAACGCCCTCAACGCGGCCCGAATTGCGAAGCTGCCGCCTGAAGTGCAGGCTGCGATTGCAGGAGGCACAGCATGAACACGATTGGCGGCTTGAGGGACGCACTGCTCAGTCAGGATCAGACGTGGAGGGTGATGGTGGACGGCGTAGCCCCTACGGCGCTGAGCTCCTACCGGGGGTACTACGACCAGCTGGCGATTGAGTGCACATCTGCACGCCACGCCGCCACGGAACTGGACGAGCTCCCCAAACCATTCGAGATGAACCTTGCGGGCTACGGCACGTACACCCCGGGCCACAATGAGGTGAGCATCAAGGCGGACCCGGTGGTGGCCGATCTGGTACAGGCACTGGACCTCGCGGTGGGCGCAGTGTTCGAGGGCTACAAGGGCGGACAATACGCGATGCGTTCCAGCACAACGTTGTGGGCTAGTGAGTATGGGCGCTGCGAGGGCCGTCAGGTGGTGGGGTTTGCCCCGGCCAACGGCACCCTGAACCTGATCACGAAGGAGACGGAGGGCTGGTGACTAAGCCGTCAGTGCGCAAGGCGGAGAGTGGCTGGTGGGTGCTGCGCATCCCGGCCCTCAACTACTCCGGGGGCTGGGACAGCTGGCAGACGTGCATGATGGGGTTGCGCCTGCACTACCAGAACCCGAAAGACTCCTTCCTGAATGCACGAATCAACATGTGGCGCAAGGCGCACACCTATGACGGCTACTTCCAGTTCAGCCTGTACGACTGGAACAGGTTATGCTGACGGTCGAGGAAGCCATGACGCTGGACTTGGAGTATCAGCAGATGCAAGCCCATGCCAACTCATGGGCCCGCGCCCACTGCCCGGAGTGCGGCAGGTTTGCCCGGGTGGTGCGCGGCGGGTGGGTGTATCTGGGTTACGGCTCGGAGTACCGCCTGACTGTGAAGTGCGCGGTGCACGGCCTGCAGGACATCTACTGATGGAGTGGTGGGAGTGGTGCTGGATAGGGGCCGGAGTGCTATTGAGCATCCCCGCTGTGGGGATGATGCTGGTGCCCACAGCGGAGCCGGGAACTTCGGACATCGCTTGTTGAGCTTGACACCAAGCCCCCGCAGGGCTTAAGCTAGTACCACACCAACGAGAGGAGACCACTATGGCCAAGGACGACAAGAGCATGGCCCGCCCGGAGTTCACGAAGCGGCAGTGTGAGGCGCTGGCAGCAGGGCGGATCACGCTGGAGAAGCTGGTTGCGCAACTGAAGGGGCGTGTGTGATGGACAGCACGGCTGGGGGCGGCATCGGGTTTGTGGGGGTGCTGACGGTACTGTTCATCGCCTTGAAACTGCTGGACAAGATTGACTGGTCATGGTGGTGGGTGCTGTCCCCGCTGTGGATTTCGGCAGGGCTTGGCTGCCTTGTACTAGTTGTCGCGTTCTTCGTGATGTTGGCGGACCGCTGATGGCCACCTACGAACAGGCTCGGGCCGCTGCCCGCAAGGCTGTCACCACCCCTGCACAGGCATACCGCTACGCGGCGGAGTGTTTGCAGTTGACCGTGGACGAGTTGAAGCCTGTGTCGTGGAGCCAGTTCACGCAGGGGCAGGTTGCCGCCGCCGAGAGCACCATCAGGGTGCTGGAGTCGCTGGCCAAGACGGCAGAGCAGGAGGCAAAGGCATGAAGATGGCCGACCTGAACAGCGGGCACCTGGGGCGGACCATCGCAGCCATCAACCCCGACACGGCACACAACCCCCCGTGTGAGGGTGTGCTGACCGGGTTGAACCTGCGCTGGAGGCAGGGCACCATCATCGTGAACGAGGCGGTTCTTGACCACCGCTACGCCCTCGTAGCCAGCGACGAACTGGAGTTGCTGTGACAAAGTTGCGGGGGCACCGGGTGAGCCGACTGACCAACGCAGAACTGGGCAGCACCCTCAACGTTTACGCTTGGGGGCGTACCGACGTTGATGTGACGGGTGTTCTGGTGCTCGCCAAGGAGACCTACAAGGTTGACGGCAAAGTGGTGCCCTACGCCATTGCCTACAACGGCTCTGAGGGGGAGTTCCTTGACGGGGACCGCTACGAAGTGGTGGCCCCCTGATGGCGCAGACCTTCTTCCTCGTTGACGTTGAGGCGTGCGGGCAGAGCCCGATTGGCGGCTTCATGACCGAGTTCGGGGTTGTGGAGCTCAAGACCAAGGCGTGGTTCCATGGCAAGATTTACGACGCGGCTCCCAGCGTTGACAACCCTGCTGTGCCGGATCGGGCGACCGCCGTGTTGAACCCCCGGTTCGATTACACCTTGCCGGATGGAACTGTGTTCAAAAGCGCCCCGAGCTCCGTGGAGGCGCACAGCGAGCGGGGAGTGCATGTGCAGTTCTGCAGTTGGGTGGCCAAGGTAGCGGGGGACAACCGGCCTGCCATGTTCAGCGACAACCCCGCGTACGACTACCAGTGGCTCAACTGTGCACTGGACGATGAGGGCGTGCCCAATCCGTTCGGCCACACGGCACGACGCATCGGTGACCTGTACGCGGGCTTGAAGGGCAACTGGCGGCACACCACCGACTGGAAGCGCCTGCGCAAGACGGCGCACACCCACAACCCTGTGGACGACAGCATGGGCAACGCGGAGGCGTTGGAGGCCATCCTGACCAAGTACGGGCAGGTGCTGTGATTGCCAACGAGTGGATACAGCCTGACCTGACGGGGGAGGGTACCCCGGGCGTTGAGCCTGCGCCGGAGGGGCTGAGCGTTGAAGGGCGCCTACTGCTGGCCGAGGCCCGGGCGGAAGTGCTGGAGCGCGAGCTCAAGGCGGTGCAGGAGCACACGTTTGCCATCGTGCGCCACATCACGGACAAAGAGCAGCCCCCGCCTGACCGCAGCTGGGTTACAACGGAGCTCATTCGAGAGGCGGGCCCGGCTGCAGGCTGGTGGGTGGGCCCTTTGACCGTGGCGATCCTATTCGCATTTCTCTCGGTGAGCCAGCTTCTATTCGGATGGTTTCCGTGGTAGCGCGACGTGGCACCTCAAACAGCAACTTGAGAGGGAACTCCACTGATAGGCGTAGGCGCCGTGAGTGGCTGGTAAGTAACTTCCGGGCCGAGGTGGACGCCATCGTGTGGATTGACGGCACGCTGAAAGCCGCACCGCTCGGGGCCGGGATGCCTGTGTGCCGATGCTACCGGTGTGAGTGTCTGTTGACGGTTACTTCGGTGAGCGTAGACAGGATCATCCCGGGAGCTCTTGGAGGCAAGTACATCCGGTCGAACATTAGGCCCGCCTGCGAGTTATGTAACAGCGAAACTGGCGGTTTGCTGGGCGCGGAGCAGAAGAGGTTGCGAGCAACCCAGAAAACTGGTAGCGTAGTAGACATGACAACGAACGAAGGAGGAGGCGCATGATCACACTGGAGCTTGACAAGGAGACCGCCGCCAAGCTAGCATCAGTCCTGTTGGGGTCTGTGCAGCTGGCACTCGACCCCGAGATGGAGAACCTGATGTACGACCTCGAATCCGAGGGCGTCGTCCCCGAGTACGACCTAGACCGTGAAACTGGCGCCCTCGTGCGCCGCTACTGAGAGGAGCCACACACATGGCAGCAACACGTAAGCAGATGATGAAGTTCGTAGAGAAGCTGGGGTTCGACCCGAAGCAGGTGTTTGAGGTCACGCTGACCCCGGAGTTCGCCACGGTGACCTCCTTCCGGGACTTCAGCCAGCGGGCCAAGGGCGGCTTCGACATCAAGGACATCCCGTGGGCTGAGGGCTACCCGAAGGCGCTGAAGGTGGGCGATGTGGTGCAGGCCAAGGACATCGCACACTGGCAGAAGAAGCTGGGGGTCACCAATGAGGTGGAGGCCACCAACAAGCACGGTTACAAGAGAGTCTTGCCCGTGGATTGGCGTGAGCAGTGGGCCCCGTACACCGTGACCAAGGTGCCCGCCCCCAAGTTCGAGTTCAAGCTCGGTGAGGTGGTCCGCACGCAGGCCGACATCGACGCATGGCGCAAGCAGTTCCCGAAGGTCGAAGACCAGAAGACCATCATGGGCAAGAACAAGTTCGGGCACTTCCACCACCTGATCGACTGGTACGCCACGGTCCTGCCCTACACGGTGACCACCACGCCCACATTCAAGGTGGGCGACACCGTGAAGAGCGGAGACTTCAAGTTCCTTCCTGTCGGCACCAAGGTGACCCCGTTCTGGGTGGAGATCACGAGAGACGGCTGGGCGGGTTGCTCCTACCCGGGGGACCCGTGGGTGGAGCAGACAGACAGCACCCTGAGCGGAATCCGCACCATTACCTTCCTCCCGTCCAAGTTCGAGGTGGGGCAGTTTGTCAGCACCAAGGCGGAGTACGAAGCCCTGCCGGTAGGGGCGCAGGTCTACTACAACTACAACGGTGCGGACAAGTGGTACACCAAGAAGCCTGATGGCGACTGGCTGAACGCAGGCAGCACCACCTACACGTCCGACTGGTTGGGCAACGCAGGGTGGACAATCAATCACTCCCGCAAGATCAAGTTCCTGCCGTGACAACCACGCGGGAACCAGTTACCCACGCTGACGGCACCCTGTTCACCTTCCGCGATGCGGACGGCAAGATCAGGTACGCCTACAGGGAGGTGAACAACGATGTACAGCCCGGAGGAGCGCGAGACGACAGTAACAACGACTGACGCTGACGAGTGGGTGTACATCAACACCTACCAGCGGCGCTACATGACGAAGATGAGGGCCAACGAGAAGTTTGAGGTGTTGGTGGACACCGGGGACTACCTCCAAGCCCGCATCAAGGCTTCTGAGTGGAACCCGGCACAGGGCGCCAAGCGGAGCCGCACGTTCACCCCTGAGCAGAAGGCTGCAGCCGCTGAGAGGATGACCGCAGCCCGCGCCAAGAAGACCCAGCAGTAGCGTTAGCCCCCGACACGCCGAAGGCCCTGCAGCCCTCCCTCCTGCAGGGCCTTTGTGCTACCCTAGAACCGTAAATCCCCAAGAGAGGCAATCCCTTGAAACTGCTGGCTTTCGATATCGAGACGGCGCCTGCCCTCGTCTATACCTTCGGATTGTTCAAGCCATATCTAGGACCGGGACACATCGTGGAGCCGGATCGGATCATCTGCTGGTCTGCTAAGTGGGTGGGGGAGGGAAAGAAGGTGATGTTCGCTTCTGAATACCACAACGGTCGCATCGAGATGCTGACGGGGCTGCGAGACCTGATCGTGCAGGCCGACGCCGTTCTTGGATACAACTCAAAAAACTTTGACATCCCTTGGATCAACGCCGAACTGCTCTTGGAGGGCATCGAGGGCATCCCGAACGTGAAGCACATCGACTTGTACCAAGTGCAACGCGCGAAGACCCGCCACATCAGCGGCAAGCTCCAGTACCTCGTGCAGAGGTACTTGAATGAGCGAAAGGTGCCTCACGAGGGCCTACAGATGTGGATTGACTGCATCTCTCCCACCGCAGACCCGGTTGCGAAAGCAAAAGCGTGGAAAACGATGAAAAAGTACGCCATGCACGACACTGCGCTGCTGGAACCGGCCTATGAGCTCTACAAACCGTTCCTTTCGGGCGCAAATGCCATTAATGTGGCCCTTGTGGACGGAATTGACCCGAAATTGGGCTGCCCGAACTGCGGATCGACCCATATTCAGCGTCGCGGCAAGGAATTCACGGCTAAGCGTATCTACCACCGTCTCCAGTGCCAGAACTGCAAGACGTGGCATCGCGGTGAGGTCGTTCCCGTTCTCCCGTGATAAACTGAGGGCATACGTTTACCGAGCGGGACAGGAAGGTTGATTGGTGTATGACGACACGACCTCCTGACCGTTGGCCCGACTGGATGATGGCGGCATACTTCATCGGAACCATTCTTACCGGCCTTATGGGCATGAGTTGGATTACCGGTGGGCTCATGGATCAGGAGCTCCCGGCCCCTTGGCCCGAGGTCTACTCGATTCTGCTAATGGCAGGCGGGGTTGTTGGTTTCGCGGGGATCATGCTCCACGTCCGTAAAGCGTCGGTGTGGGCCGTGGTAAGTCTCTCACTTGCCACCCTGCTTCACGGCCTGACCCTCATGTCTGGCGGGGCCTATCAGACCGGCCTACGCTTGGTTGTCGCCCCGCTGATGATGATTCCTGCGGTTATGGGGTGGAACTTTTGGATGACGTGGCGGTCACTTCAACGGACAAAGGGCGAGGAAAAGTGAACCCCGAGCAGTGGCAACTCCTTCAGGTCGTCCTTGGATTTCTAGGCGGCGGCGTGGGTGCCGCCCTTATTGCCGGATTTGTTACCCTCATTCGTGGGCGTTCCGGGGACAAGCGGGAGGACAAGAAGCTCCGTGCCGACATCACGGATCAGATTACGGACATGGCGAGCGACTGGCTGACCAAGGCTGAGGACCGCCTGAAGGCTGTGGAGGAAGAGAACGCCAAGCTCCGCACCAAGGTAGAGACTTTGGAGCAGGCCGCTGAAGTTGAGCTTCGCCAGCGCCAACAGATGATTGACCATGTGGCTGCGGTTCACTCGTGGATCGAGAAGGGCGCTAAACCCCCGCCCCCCGAGCGCCCGGTGTGGGCGCCGGGAACCATGATCTTCGGTACCCTTGTTGACAACGGAGTCCCAGACCGCAACCTAGGGTAGGGTGATAGCATAGGTCTGTGACCACACTCGACGGAGACATTTGATGGCTAGCAACGTTCAGGTACTCAAAGACGCCTTGAAGATCCTTTCCAACCACGGTACTGAGGTGAAGCTCGTGTCCGGGTGGGAGACCCGCGACGGCTCGAAGAGGAACGATCTTGTTCCCGAAGCAGTCGTGGTGCACCACACAGGTGACCCCTCCACCCCTCTCAGCATCATTCGGGACGGCAAGCCGAGCCTTGTAGGCCCACTGGCCAACTTCCTTGTCGGTCAATCCGGCAACATCTATCTCGTCGCAGCTGGCTACAGCAACAATGCAGGCTACGGTGGTCAGGCCAACTTCAACAAGGCAAAGGCTGGTAAGCTGACTGCTGAGGTCAAGCCTCCGACCAGCGACGGCTCATGGTCTGCCAACGGGCACGCATGGGGCATTGAGGGCGACGGGGTGGGCAACTGGCCCGCCATTGTCCGCCAGCACGTCATCGAGGTTACAGCAGCCCTGCACATTGCGGAAGGCTGGACCGGTGCGCGGGTAATCGCCCACAAAGAACTGACCAAGCGCAAGCCCGGAGACCCGGGCGACGACATGGGCAAGGTGCGTGAAGACGTACTCAAGCTCATTGCAGCGTGGACGGATGCACCGACACCCCCGCCTCCGCCCCCCACCCCGGACCCGGAGCCTGTGCCGAGCACAGACCACGAGGTTGTGATCGCCACCTACAACGCACAAGAGAAGCGTTTCGGCGGCGGGCCCTACAACAAGGATGCTGCGGTTCTCCGCGATGTCATCAAGCCCACTGTTGTGCTCGGTCAAGAGGTCCAAGAGATTGCTCGGGACCAAATCCTCAAGTACAACGAGTTCGACAAGGTATACCCCGTCAATGACGTGGCGGTGTTCTTCCCCTCTTCGGAGTTCACATGGGGTCCGAGCATTCCACTGACGTTCGATGACAAGGGGGTGCAGGGTGCGGTTGCTGTCGAACTCACCAGCAAGAAGAATGGCGGTAAGTTTGTCGTTTGCTCCGTGCATGTTCGTCCGAACGACGCCATTCGGGGTACGGCGGCACAGAAGCTCAAGGGCAAGACCAACGACGTTCATGCGGTCATTGACCTGCTTGCCAAGTACCCGAATGTGGTTGTCGGCGGCGACTGGTCCACGGAGAAGGCTCGCAACATCATCCTGTCGGCAGGCTACTGTCAGGTGACCCCGAACACTGCCACGTACAAGACCTTCAAGCTGGACGGCCTGTACGTGAAGGGCAACATCATTCCTGCCGACGACGGCAAGACCCTGAAGACGGATGCGTCTGACCACGCGGCCACCTTCGCAACCCTCCTCATTCCGGCCAACTGAAAGGCTATACTAGGACCATGCAGAACTTCATCAACGCAATTTCCCCCTACTGGAAGGCCGTCATCGGCTTCTTCCTCCCCGGCATCCTCCTGATCGGCGGAATCTGGGCCAACGAGGGCCGAATGCCCACCGGCTCTGAGTGGCTGATGGCCCTCGGACTGTCCATCGTTACCTCTGTCGGTGTGTGGGCTGTGCCGAACAAGCAGGTTGATCAGGGCGAGTAATCTCCGGGGTTGCCCCTTGGTGGTGCCGTGTGTGTGGAACACGCATGGTGCTCACCAAGCGGCTTTCCTATGTCTGGGTCTGCCATGTGTGCGGAAATACTGTGCTACGCTAGGTCCGTGACCGAGACCTTAACACACGTTGAAGACCTCCTCAACAAGTGGCGTGACGCATCCGACACAACAGAGGATTGGGCGGAACGAACGCTCATCACCGAATTCCTAGAAGACCTGCATGAGGTGCACAAGTGTCTAAAGAGGTAGCCACCACAATCACCCTGATGGATCGCAAGATGCTTACCCTTGCGGCCAACGGGAAGTCGGCGGTAGAAATCGCTGAAGCTACCGGGGTTGCGCCAGAGGCTGCAATCTTGAGGGTCAAAGAACTCATTGGTTCCCGCAATGTCTGGGACAATGTGGAACGCGAAAACCTGTTGCTCAATTCGGTCTATGAGCTCAAGGAGCGGCTGGAGAAGAATTTCGATGCGGTGATGGGTGACCCCAAGCTGCTGGAGAACTACCGCAAGACGCTCGAAATGCTGGGTAAGCAGCTTGAGGTGCGCAGCCAGATCAACGAGGTCGATTTGATGCGTGTGTCGGAAGCCCACGCACGCAAGATGATCGCACTGATCAACTCCGGCTATTACGCCGCTCGGAAGCGTCTTGCCATGGAATACCCCGACATCGATCTTTCCGTGATTGACGAAGCCTTCAATAGCGGAATGGGCGACGCGGTGGCCGAACTGGAGTCGGAAATCTCCTCTGATGCCTAGCCTTTACCGCAACATTGTCACGCTCGCCCAGAATGAGGTCCGCCGAAAGTCGGACGCTGAGCGATACTTCAACGACCCGGCAGCATGGTCAGAGTACATGCTCAACATCAAGCTGTGGTCGAAGCAGAAGGAAATCGCGGAAGACATTGTTGCGTGCAAGAATGTGGCTGTTAAGGCTGGTCACGGCACAGGCAAGGCGCTGACCCTTGGCACCCCGATGCCGACGCCTACCGGGTGGACAACGATGGGCGAGGTTCGTGTAGGCGACCTGTTGCTTGACGAGCAGGGCAAGCCGACCCCTGTTGTGGCCGTCTCAGAGACTTGGAACGAAGACACCTACCGGGTGACCTTTGATGACGGCACCTTTGTGGATGCCGCCGCCCAGCACGAGTGGAGCGTCATTGACATTCGACACCGCCCCAAGCGGGTCCCTGTGGGCGACTGGAGGAACCGTTGGGACGCCGCTACCGTCAAAGAGACCCGCGAACTGGCGGAATCGGTGGAGTTCGGTGGCCAGAAGCGGTGGCGTGTGCCGCTGACTAAGCCATTGGATTTGCCGGAAGCAGACTTGCCCGTAGATCCGTACGTATTCGGTGCATGGCTTGGGGATGGCCACTCCCACGGGGCTGTTCTTACATCTCACACCGACGACACCGAAATTCGCTCTAGGTTCGACGCAGCAGGCTACCCTCTGCGCAAAATTGCCGGTAAATACGCTTGGTCTTTTGCGGACAAGGGTAAATTTGTTGCCACAATTCGGGACCTTGGTGTCTACCGCAACAAGCATATCCCCCTTCAGTTCCTTCGTGCAAGCATTGACCAGCGACGTGAATTGCTCCGTGGGCTGATGGACACGGACGGCACAATTGATGAGCGCGGACTGGTTTCTATCGACCTTTGCTCCAAAGCTCTGTCGGATGGAGTTGTTGAGCTTGTTCGTTCCTTGGGCGGAAAGGTCACCATCCGTGAGCGAGATGCCGTTCTCTACGGCAAGGTTGTAGGCACCCGGTGGAGGATGTCAATCAGAGTCACGGACTTCAACCCGTTCTTCTTGTCCCGTAAAGCATCTCGATGGATCGCCCCCACGGGCCAAGCTAGTCGGTACACGCAGAAGACCATCGTTTCTGTGGAGCAAATCGAAACCGCCCCCACCCGGTGTGTTGAAGTCGCTAGCCCTAACCACTTGTTCCTTGCAGGTAAAGGGATGGTCCCCACTCACAACAGTTTTCTCCTGGCCATCATCATCGTGTGGTGGCTGGACACCCGCTACCCGCACGCCTTCATCGCGTCCACAGCCCCGTCGCAGGCCCAGATCGGGGCTATCGTCTGGCGGTACGTCCGTCAGCTGAAAGTCATCATCGAGAAAAGGCACAAGGAAGGGCTCATCGATCATGTGCTTCCCGGCTACATCACGGCAGACAACCAGTGGAAAGAGGATGGCGGTAACATCCTCGGGTTCGGGCGTAAGCCCCCGGAGAACAAGGAGGACGACTCCTTCCAAGGTATCCACGACTCCTACGTTCTGGCTGTGGGCGACGAAGCGGTTGGTCTGACCGCAGAGCTCATCGACTCGCTCGGCAACATCACCTCCAACGAGGGCTCCCGTCGTGTCCTGATCTGCAACCCGACCAACCCCGCATCCTACGTCGGCAAGCTGTTCAAGGACAAGACCCCTACGTGGCGCTTCCACACCATCTCGGTGTTCGACAGCCCCAAGATCACGGGCGACATCGATGGGCTCTCAGAGGAGCATCTGAAGGGTCTCGTGGACGAGTCCTACGTTCGGGACAAGAAGGCAGAGTACGGCGAGAACACTGCCCGCTACAAGGCCCGTGTGCTGGGAGAGTTCGCTTGGGACTTGGGCAACACCCTGATCCAACCCGACGATCTGGCTACCGCGTATGACACCAAGATTCAGCCTGACAGTGAGAGCCTGATCACTCTGGGCGTTGACATCGCTCGGTTTGGTGAGGACAAGTCCTGCATTTACCTGAATGAAGGCGGACGCCTGAAGCTGCTCAAGTCGTTCGACATGAACTCTCTCGTGGAGCTCGCGGGCGAAGTGCACAAGGCTGCCTGCGACGTTGGCGCCCATGAAGTCCGATACGACTATCAAGGTGTCGGTCAGGGCTTCGAGGAGATGCTTCTCATGCACGAGCCGCGCCCGTACAAGATGATCGGCATGATCAGCAGCAATCCGTCGCCTGACCGTCACCAGTGGGCCAACGCCCGTGCGTGGTGGTGGGATATGTTCCGGAAGATGCTGCGTAACGGCGACTTGGACATTGAGCCCACCGACGAACGCCTTTCGGATGAGTTGTTGAGCGTCGAATACAAGTTCAGCCCGCTCGGCGGCCTGCTCATTGAGTCCAAGGACGAGATGAAAAAGCGTGGCATGAAGTCTCCCGACTTTGCCGACGCTGCGGTGTACGCCAGCGTGGATTTGACGGAAGCGCTCAACCCGCAGGCACGCAAGGCGAACGCTTTCGAGGATGCCGACACGATCATGGGCGAAGCTGTGCCCGATTATCTCGGTCTGATGGTGCAATCTTGGGATCAGGGAACCGGGTGGGAGTCCCGTCCATGGTAAACTACGGAGTATGACCGAATCTCCTTGGGAACAGCCCGATTTTGCTGGAAAAACCATCCAAGACCTCGAAATTGAGGTGACAAAGCTCCAAGAATCGATCAACTCCCGAATTGACGAGCTTGACGGTTCCCGCTGGACGGCCATTTCTGGCTGGTTCGACAACGAGGAAGACGGCCCCACCCTTGACCGCCTTCGAAATCTCTCCCCCAAGCTCCGCGAAATGGCTGCCAGCAATCCTTGGCACGTGCGCGGGGCCCAGTTGCGTCACGGCTTCGTGTTCGGTCGCGGGCTGAAGGTCATCAACATGCCTCCGCGCATCAAGAAGGTCGTTGAGGACCCTCACAATGCAGCGGTCATGTTCTCCATCGAAGCCTACGAAGCGGCCAACCTCGCGCTGTTTACGGACGGCAACTACTTCGTTGCCCGGGACACCACGACCAACCTGTTCACCCAGATTCCGCTACGACAGATCACCGCTGTGTCAACCGACCCCGACGATTCCTCCACCCTCTGGTACGTCCAGCGGACATGGGTGTCCAACGGCAGGGAGCAGAAGTCTTGGTACCCTGTTGCCCGCTACAAGAAGCGTGTGGGCAAGGTTCGTGCGGAGATTCAAGGCACCCCGGTCAGCAAGACCGCTGTGATCTACCATCAGGCCAGTCACCGTCAGACCGGCTGGACGTGGGGTGTCCCTGACAGCCTCGCAGCCATGACGTGGACTGAAGCCTACAGCGCGTACCTGCGGGACAACGCCAAGCTGGTCAAAGCCCTGTCCATGATTGCATGGAAGATCACTCAGGCCACCACAAGCGGCGCCAGTGCTGCCTCAGCCACTGTGCGCGACTCCGGTGCAGGCATCGGCGGCACAGCAGCCATGGCAGCCGGTAGCCAGCTGCAGGGGGTCGGTGTGCCGTCCGCTCAGGTCAACATGGGCAACGGCCAGCCACTGATCGCAGCGGTGGCCACCAGCTTCGGTGTGCCCGTCATTGCTCTCTTGTCCAGCCCCGGTGCCACTGGTGGTTCCTACGGTGCAGCGGCCACACTGGACGAGCCGACGTTCAAGACGATGAGCAGCCTGCAGGACATGTGGGCCAACTTCTACAACGAGGTGCTTGCCGACATCGGTGGCGCCAACTCCAAGGTCGAATTCCCGTCGCTGCAGACCGATCCGGCTTACCGCCAGAT